CAAGGAACAATAGGAGCTCAAGGAGCAACAGGTAGTCAAGGAGCACAAGGAACAACAGGTAGTCAAGGAACAACAGGTAGTCAAGGAACAACAGGTAGTCAAGGAGCAATAGGAGCTCAAGGATCAATAGGAGCTCAAGGAGCAACAGGAGCTCAAGGAACAATAGGAACTCAAGGAACAACAGGTAGTCAAGGAGCAATAGGAGCACAAGGAGCAACAGGCAGTCAAGGAACAACAGGCAGTCAAGGAACAACAGGCACTCAAGGAGCAACAGGAGCTCAAGGAACGCAAGGCATACGAGGTACTCAAGGAACAACAGGCAGTCAAGGAACAACAGGTAGTCAAGGAACAACAGGAGCACAAGGAATTCAAGGAACAATAGCAGTAAATAGTATTAATTCAAGTCATATAATAGATGGCACAATTTTAGGGACTGATATATCAAGTGCTACTATAACTGGTTCTAATATTGCGGACGGGACTATAACATATACTAAATTAGATGCTACTCTCGTAACATTTATAAGTAATGTTTATTTGGGTATTTTTGAAATTACAAATAATGTGAATGGAGACACTTTTAATGCGTCTTTCTATTATGAAGAAAACGCTAGCGCGGTTTATTTATTCCAAAATGAAGAACTTACTAGTGCTGGTGATACGAGATTTATCACATATTTAACATTACCACAAAACTTCGCGGTAATACCTTTTTATCTGGAATCAGATCAGGCTATAGCTAGTTATAGTCTCACATATGCTTCTCCTACTAATGGTATTATAAATCACAGTCAAGTAGGGGCAGGTAAAATTCAGTTTGATATATTAAGAAACTCACAACATTATTTAGAACTTAACATATTAACATCAACAAACACAGGTTGGTATGGTAATTTATATATTGTTAATCAAAACATGGGAGGAGGTGGAAGATATTTTACTTTTACTGCAATTGATGCTACTGAAACAATTAATATTATATCAGAAGAACTTGGTGCGGGAAGCACTTATACAAAAACAGTTCTAATAGGAAATAGACTTCCAAATATGAACTCTATTATTACTTTTGAAATTAACGAGTTTCAGCAAGATAGTGCTGATTATTGGAATGCTACTATTAGTGGAGCAACTTATTCAGGATATTTATATAGCGGTGCTGCTTATATAACAGCAAATGCTGCGGGAACTAATATAACAATTAATATACCAGTTGATAATGATAGTTAAAAGACGCTTTCCAAAGCATCACCAAAGGGGTGGGGATTTATTCCTATTAAGTTAATTATATTTTATTTTATACATTATATATAAAATAAAATTAGACATTTATAAAGTAAGCAAATTAATAACTATTGCAAAATATTTATTATGTAATGCATAAGCATTATATTCATCTATCCACGATTATAAAATATAAGAATATTTTGTAATAAGTCTAAGTGCCAATCTTTTTATAGTCCATTATTTTCTCTTAAGTGTTCGACTTTTACCCACTTTTGTCTTAGTAAAGTTATATTTTATAGTTTTTTTAAATCCCTCTTTTGGAATATATCTAAAAAAGTTCATATTATAAAGTCTGGATTTGCGTGAAAGTTCATTGCTCTTAACTTTATCGTATATTTTCACTTTTTCTTCGCGTATATCTTCTAATGTTTGTTGTTTGCCATAGCATGTTACACTAAATCGCTTTAACAACCCTCTTTGCTCTAGTCGATTTTTGATTTGAACTTTAAATAAATATTCAGAAAGACACAATAGTCGGTTTTCATCATAATAAGGTCTATTTGCATAAATAAAAATTAAGTAAAAACTCAAAATGGTGTCAATAGATGCAACTTTGATTTTGCGCCCTTGTAGACTAATAACATTATAACTATGACAAGCAACCGTTTTGTAAATAAACGCAATTGCATCATTATTAACAATTATTTCACAATGGTCGTCTACATATTCACCAATAGGCTTCTTTTTTCTAATAACAACATTTTTAAAGCCTTCATAATTAAGTTGTTCTTTTAATATTAACGCACTTGACATAGGGTTTTCGCTCAACATATCAAAATCAGGAATCGTATTGACTTGTGCGCGTTCTTTTTTGGGCATATATTGACTATAAAGTGACGCGGCATAACCACCAAAAAACACTAATCCTTGATTTATGAACGATGTTTTACATACTTCATAAAGTTTATTGCGCTCTAAAACTGAACCATCATAATCTCTCTGAAATTGTATAGATTTACAAAGATCTCCTTTTAAAGGATAATTTTTATTTAATAAAGTAATGCGTTTTAATATTTTTTCCCATCGCGATACATCGCCCATTGGTCTTGACAATTCAACATACATAGCCATGCGCAAATAGTTAGGAGGGCAATAATTTATAGCATTTATTTTAATAGCTTTTTTGAACAAGTTTTTAAACAATGTTTTGTCTAAATAGGTTATGTCAGCAATGGGAATAAAATTAACATACACTTTATAGGTTCCTGCGTGCACTGCTGATTTTGCCTCAACTTCCTCGTAACCGGCTTTATAATATATATTTGTTAACTTTGTCGCATATTCCATTGCTAACGGCGTAAAAAAATCATAGTCGGGTATTTCAATATCTTTGTTATAAAATCGGTCTTGTTCTGGTAATATATTATTTACAGCTGTTCCGCCATAACATAGTGTATTATGTGTTCTTAAAAATTCTTCTAATATTTCTATAATTTTTTTTATAGTATCAGATTGTACTAATTTTTTCCCTACTTCATAAGTAGCACTATCAATAGCGCTTCGTAATATTTTTAATTCTTTTTCTTCAAAAGATTTCATAATAACTTATATAATATAGTGTGTTATTATAATATTTTTTATTTTATAGAAAACAGAAAACAAAAAACAAAAAACATAAAATGTAAAATGTAAAAATTGGTTTTTGTATTATTATTGAGTCAAAACGCTTTGTATTGTACTTCTAATATCTTCTATTGGTCTATGACTTGTAAAAGGAACAATCGCAAAACTACTTGGAACATTGGCAATTAAATGTTCCGATTTTAAAATCCATGAATAGCTTCCTTTATTTGTAAATTGTTCAATATATTGTTGAAGATTCGCATCTTTGGTTTGATATTTCATAGCTATAGCATTACAACCGTATCCATATGCTGAAGCAAACTCAGTATTATTTACAGAGTTATTTAAATTTGGTAATACTATTACAAAATTTTTCTTTGTTTCATCTATAAATTGCGTTGTTCTACCAGCTATTTCAGTATATCTATAAGTTTTACAATATTCACTTCTACCTTTTAAATTAATATAGGTTTTTAATTTTGCTAATACATTATTTGTTTCTAATATATTATTTGATGGATAAAAATCACATATAATAATAATTGTTTTGTATAAATCACTCATTTTAACAGTCAATATTGTTCCTGTTGTATAATTATATTGTTTCATTAAACGAAAAGTGTTATCACCTGAAGTAGCTAAATCCAAGTGTTGTTCAAATAAGTTTCCAATTGCTTCTAACATTGTTAAATTAGTGCTCATAATTCTAAAGTTTAAAATTAATGGGTCTCGGTTACAATTTGTATGCACAGCATCAAATGCTCTTGTGCTAATAGTATTTAATACTTCACCTAAATCTAAAGAATTATATGTTTCTTTTATATAGTTGCTGTTTGCAGTAGACGACGCCACGATTGGTTTATTATTATAGGAATAAATTTCAAAATCTAGAAATCTACATCCATTACTAATACATTTTTCTAAAGCACATAAATTAACAAAATTGTTTTTATATCCATCACCACAGCAACAATTATAAGCACTTTTAACATAATAATTTTTTAATATACTATTAGATATATCAAATTTGTTTACATTAGTTGAACTTGTGCTACTTGCTACTACAATGTTTGCACTAGTAAAATAAGATTTTCCAACATTAGCCTTATAATATTTATCTAATTTATTACAAGTTCGTTTTTCAAGTGCTAATCTATCATATATCCAACCAAATAATATTAACATTATTAGAGTTATAATAGCTAGTGTTATATATAAATAATATGACGGTATAACACCTCCTTCTGGTATTTGTTGTTTAATTGTATGCCAAAGTTGCTTTGCTTTTTCGGTTATTGACTCTTCAAGATTCGGATTAGGATTAGGCATAGTTTTAAGTAATACTATATTTATATATTAAAACATTTAATTTTAACTAAAATAGTTTAATAATAGTTTAATAATAGTATAAGAATTTAGTAATAATGTAATAATGTAATAATGTAATAATATAATAATTTAATAAAAGTATAAAATTATTATAGTATATTAATTATTATACTATGGCAGGAGGATTATTAAACTTAATAGCACTAGGCGACCAAAATGTTATTTTGACTGGCAATCCTACAAAAAGTTTCTTCAAATCTACATATTCAAAATATACTAATTTTGGGTTGCAAAAATTTAGAATAGACCAAATAGGACAAAAAGAGCTAGATGTTACAAAACCAACAACATTTAGCTTTAAAATAGAGCGTTATGGTGATTTGTTAATGGATACTTATTTGGTAGTAAAATTACCAACAATATGGAGTCCAATATTAAATTATAAAAAATATCAAGATATTAGCGCTGTTTATAGACCATATGAATTTAAATGGATAAAACATATTGGGTGTCAATTAATTAAAGAAGTTAAAATAATGATTGATGGAATAATTATTCAAAAATTTAGCGGTCATTATTTGCAAAATATTGTTGAACGCGATTTTGACACACATAAAAAAGAGTTATTTGATATTATGACAGGAAATATTAGTGAACTAAATGACCCCGCAAATTTCAATAACCGAAACAATAATTATCCAAACGCATTTAATATAAATGGAACCAATCCTGATATAAGCGGTATTGAACCATCTATAAGAGAATATACTTTATATATACCAATTAACAGCTGGTTCACAATGTCCTCTTTTATGGCGTTTCCCTTAATATGTTTACAATATAGTAATTTAGTTATTGATTTTACACTACGTCCATTATTTGAGTTATTTACTATTAAAGATGTATTATATGATATAAGTGTAAATACTTATAAAATAGCTAATTATAATAATATTCCTCAAATACAACCTATTCAAACAACAACAGAATATCAATTTAATAGATTTATAAATCCACCGCCATATACTGATTTATCTGGAGACAGTTATATTAATTTAACAAGTAGAATAAATAGTAATATACACTTATTATGCACTCAATGTTTTCTTGATAATGCTGAACGAGAAATGTTTGCCAAAAATAGTCAAAATTATTTGATTAAGGAAGTAAAAGAATATAGTTTTATAAAAGTTATTAAGACTAATAAAATTAAATTAGAATCAAATGGATTAATTAGTAGTTGGATATGGTATTTTCAAAGAAGTGATGTTAAGGATCGCAATGAGTGGTCTAATTATACTAACTGGCCTTATGACAATAGTATTCCAAATGATTTACAAAAAATCAAGATTGATTCTAACTATCAATATTATAGTCCACATTTTACTTATAGTAGTGATATTTCAAAAAATATTTATTATACAGGATATGTTCCCAGTGTTTATGAACAAACTAATTTTTGTGAAATTATGAAAAATTTTGGCATAATATGCGATGGTAAATATAGAGAGCAAACATTTGATAGCACTGTATTTAGCAAAATAGAAAAATACAATAAGTCTAATGGTTCCAATTCAAAAGTTGGTTTATATTATTATAATTTTGCGTTAACAACTGACCCTTTTAAACTGCAACCAAATGGTGCGTTTAATACAAATAGATTTAAAACAATCGAATTTGAATATAATAATTATGCTAATCCACCAATTGACTCTAGTAATGTAGAATTTACAACAATATGCGACCCTGAAACAGGAGCAATAATAGCAACATCAAAAGACCCAACAAATATTTATAAATATTATTATAATTTGTATGTAATTGAAGAAAAATACAACATATTGTTTTTTCAAAATGGTTTTGGTGGACTCTTATATTCTAGTTAATAGTTATAGCTTATACTAATTTAATTTTTGGAACTTTTCGTGTTCCACTATTTTTTGTTTTAAGTGCTAATTTTAGTGCCTTTGAATTTGCTGTACAACCACGTTCCAATATTTTATAATCTATTGCTGATGCTTTGCCTCCACTAATAGCACTTGCTAAACGTGCATAACCCCAACTATGTGCGCTTTGATTTGGACGCGAACCCGAAGAATAATATGCGCCGCGACCCTTTTTAACAATTTGTAATAAGGCATTTTTAGAACAACCCGTTGCATTTACTAACTCAGAATTTATTGTTATATTTTTAAGTTTATATAACTTTTGCGCTTTTGCTATATGAGCCGATTTTTTGGATTTATATGAGTCAACGTTTTTTCGTGTTAAATAGCGCTTCTTTTTATATGCGTTACGTGATGCTTTTAATTGTTTAATTTGTAGTTTTTTATCTTTTAAACTAAGACGACGAGGTAAGTATTTAATAGGTATATTTATCATTTTTTTATATAATAAATATTATACTATAATACTATAATATTTATTATATACATATTATAATATGAATAAAAGTATGAATAAAAGTATGAATAAAAGTATGAATAAAAGTATGAAAGAAAAAATCATAAAATTTGAAAAAGGACCACCTGGAAAAAAATACACAGCCTTTATTGAAAATAAGACAACCAAAAAAATACGCAAAATACATTTTGGAGCGTCAGATTATCAACAATATAAAGATAGAACTCCGCTAAAATATTATTCACATAAAAATCATAATGATAGAAAACGAATGCATAATTATTTTAATAGACATTCTGGAACCAAAAAAAGAGGTGAAGCAATTAGTTTAGAAAAAAGAAAATCACAAGGCTATTATAATGCTAAAATATTGAGCCATGTATATTTATGGTGAAATGCATAATAAATATGTTATTAATCATTAATCCTCCTCCTCCCGCACTTCCACCACCCCTGTTGTATAATATATTAAATTATTACTTGGTTTGTGGGTCATTAGGCATTTATATATATATACCTTTAAAAAGGTATTACCAAATTTAAATTTTAAAAATTAGACGGAGTGATTTAATCTCGAATTGTTGTTACATTATATATAATAGTTGTTCCATATAACGACTCTGGAATAAGATATCCACTTGAATTACTGTTAATACTAGTATTAGCAAAACCTTCACTAGTAATTATATAACTAAAAACAGGAGATAAACTTATTAATGGTAATCGTGTTGTTGATGTTGCTAATCTTGAACCTATTGTCCAAGAAGGATAGGTATTATTAATGAGAAAATTTGAAACATAACCAGGAATTGATAACCTGAAATCTGTGTCAAAACCTTCCCTGTTAAATTGTATGGTTCCATACCAGCCATCTTCTGGTGCTGGCGCCGGTGCTGGCGCTGGTGCTGGTGCTACATTAATATTAACACTTGCATCTGCAATAACACCAATCCTATTAGTTACAAGTAAGGTGTATGTGTTAACTCCAATAGTTGTTGGATTTACAGTTAGTGCTGTGTTTAATATAATAGGTTGGTTTTCTACTGTTGCACCTCCATTAATAGTTACTGTTGCTGCGTCACTAAATATTGGTGTTAGCGTAGTTGAATTACCAGTAACAATATTAGGATTACTTGTTGTAATTGAAGCAGTTGGATTTGGAATAATGTTAATAACAACACTATCACTTTGCTGAACGCCTATACTATTAATTACAACTAAAATGTATGATGTAGTAACACTTGGACTTACTGTGTATGCGGTGCCTGATACAAGAAGTTGTCCGTTTAGTGTTGTTTCTCCATTAATTGTTACTCTTGTAGCATTAGTAAATTGCGGTGTTAGTGTAGTCGAACCATTTGGACTAATATTAGCATTGGTTGTTGTAATTGAAGCAGTTGGATTTGGAATTTCATTAACATTCAGTGTTAAATTACTATAGCCTGTATTGTAATACTTATCAGCCACTATATCCAACTTATTACTTAATCCTGAACCATTTTTGTTTAATGTGACACTAGCTATATTCGTATTCCCCGCCACACCGAATCCACCCTGTGTAAGTATACTGTTACCACTTAACGAGACAGTCCAAGTAATACCATCATATGAGTAAACAATTCTATTTGTTCCTTCTCCTACTGCGACCCAAACTCTTCCATTCCACGCTACACCACGTGGAACAGATGAAGAAGATGTAAACATGCTGGTACCGTTTAGAGACGCAAACCAAATAATGCCATCATACGAGTATGCAATCTTATATGTTCCACTTCCTACCGCAACCCAAAGACCTCCATTCCATGCTACTCCATATCCAGTTGTAAACATGCTGTTACCAGTTGAAGACGGAAACCAAGTAGTACCATTATACGAGTAAGCAATCTTATAGGTTCCACTTCCTACTGCGACCCAAAGAGTTCCATTCCAAGCTACATCATATCCATAATTTGTAAATATATTGGTACTACTATCTGGTACCCCAGTCCAAGTAATACCATCATACGAGTTAGCAATACTATAATTTCCACGTCCTACTGCGACCCAAAGAGTTCCATTATAAGCTATACCAAGTCCTGAAGTTGAAAATATGCTATTACCATTTGTAGACGAAAACCAAGTAATACCATTAGACGAGTAAGCAATAGAGTTTGTTCCTTCTCCTACTGCGACCCAAAGAGTTCCATTATACGCTATACCTTGTCCTAAAGTTGAAAATATGCTATTACCATTTGTAGACGGAAACCAAGTAATACCATTAGACGAGTAAGCAATAGAGTTTGTTCCTTCTCCTACTGCTACCCAAAGAGTTCCATTATACGCTATACGATTTCCATAACTTGAAAATATGCTATTACTATTTGTAACCCCCGTCCAATTTATTCCATCATATGAGTAAGCAATACTATTAGTTGTTCCTGCTCCTACTGCAACTGATGTGATAGAAGGCATAAAGACACCACCTATACCCGCATTCCAGGCTACACCCTCACCATTATCAAATATATTGGTCTTACTATTTGGAACACCAGTCCAATTAATACCATCAGACGAGTAAGCAATACTATTAGTTGTTCCACTTCCTACCGCAACCCAAAGACCTCCATTCCATGCTACTCCATATCCAGTTGTAAACATGCTGTTACCAGTTGAAGACGGAAACCAAGTAGTACCATTATACGAGTAAGCAATCTTATTTAATGATCCTGCTCCTACTGCGACCCAAAGAGTTCCATTATACGCTACATCATATCCAGTAACAAATATATTGCTACTACTATATTGAACCCCAGTCCAAGTAATACCATCAGACGAGTACGCAATACTATAATTTCCATTTCCTAATGCGATCCAAAGAGTTCCATTCCATGCTACACTAATTCCAACATTAAATATATTGGTACTACTTGGAACGGTGTTCCAATTAATACCATTAGACGAGTAAGCAATAGAGTTTGCGTTGAATCCTCCTACTGCAACCCAAAGAGTTCCATTATACGCTACATCATATCCAAAATTAAATATATTGGTATTACTATCTGGAACCCCATTCCAAGTAATACCATTATACGAGTAAGCAATACTATATGCTCCATTTGATCCTACTGCGACCCACATAGTTCCATTCCACGCTATACCTCGTCCAGTACTAAATATATTGGTACTACTTGGAACGGAGTTCCAATTAATACCATTATACGAGTAAGCAATAGAGTTCGTTCCATCTCCTACTGCGACCCACATAGTTCCATTCCACGCTACATCTCTTCCGCGTTGAGTAAATATATTGGTACTACTATCTCGAACCCCATTCCAAATAATACCATCAGATGAGTAAGCAATACTATATCCACTTCCAGCTCCATTTCCTACTGCTACCATTAAATTAGACGGAAATACAATGCGATTTGGACGGTCTGAATTATACGCTACACTAATTCCGGCACTTGTAAAGATATTGGTACTACTATCTCTAACCCCAGTCCAAGTAATACCATCATACGAGTAAGCAATACTATAGGTTCCTTGTCCTACTGCGACCCAAAGAGTTCCATTCCATGCTATACCAGTTCCAGATGAAAACATGCTGTTACCGTTTGAAGACTGTGTCCAAGTAATACCATCATACGAGTAAGCAATACTATAGGTTCCTTGTCCTACTGCGACCCAAAGAGTTCCATTCCATGCTATACCAATTCCATATGAAGAAAACATGCTGTTACCATTTGAAGACTGTGTCCAAGTAATACCATCATACGAGTAAGCAATCTTATGGGTTCCTTGTCCTACTGCGACCCAAAGAGTTCCATTCCATGCTACACCTCTTCCTTCACTTGTAATGATGTTGTTACCATTTTGAGAGCCATACCAATTAATACCATCATACGAGTAAGCAATAGTATAGGCTCCAGTTCCTATTGCAACCCACATAGTCCCATTCCACGCTATACCAAATCCAATACCCGAAATTATAGTGTTACCACTTGAAGACGTAAACCAATTAGTACCATTATACGAGTAAGCAATAGTATAGTTGCCTTGTCCTACTGCCACCCATAGTGTCCCATTATACGCTATACCATATCCAATAGTTGTAAAGATATTAGTACTACTATCTGGAACCCCTGCCCAATTAATACCATTAGATGAGTAAGCAATAGTATGGGTTCCACTTCCTACTGCGACCCACATAGTTCCATTATACGCTACACCATATCCACTAGTTGTAAAGATATTAGTACTACTATCTTTAACCCCAACCCAATTAATACCATTAGATGAGTAAGCAATAGTATGGGTTCCATTTCCTACTGCGACCCAACAATTAGGAATACTCTGACCAAATGTATATACTTGTTGAATATTGGTTACATTGTCTATTTGCGCACTAATATTACTCTTTGTAAGTGTTGCGGGAGTTGTGTATATTATTGATTTTTTTATAGAAGTTAGACCGCTAGTAGGAAAATTAAGGTTTATAGAAGGTTTGCTTGGAACGAATGCGTTATATGCTTGTCCGTTTATTGTATTAACGTTTATATCATTAGTGAATACTTTGTTAAATTTCTTTGTTAAAGAACCTAAATTAGAACTACTAGTATCTAAAGGAAGTATATTACCACTTATAGTCATATTAGTAGCACTAATATCTTTTATATAAGCATTTCTCCAATTTCTACTTACATCTCCTAATTTAAAGTTAACGTTTAAAGAAGGGATTATATCACCACTAACAGATGTAAAATCAATAGGTCCTCCATATGCTTGGCCGTTAATAGTATTAATGCTTAAATCATTTGCGTATACTTTGTTCCATCTCTTAGCTAAAGAACCCAAATTAGAAGTACTAGCGTCTAAAGGTACTATATTACCACTTATAGTCATATTTGTAGCACTTACATCATTTATATACGCATTTCCCCATGCTCTATTAACAAGACCAATAGTTCCTTTATTAGGAACTAGCGGATTTAAATTAGTGCTTATGTCAATAGACGCAACGCTTACATCATTTATATATGCGTTTCCCCATGCTCTATTAACAAGACCAATAGTTCCTTTATTGGGAAGGAGTGGATTTAAATTAACGCTTATGTCAATACTAGAAACACTTACATCATTTATATATGCGTTTCCCCATGCTCTATTAACAAGACCAATGGTTCCTTTATTGGGAACTAGCGGATTTAAATTAGTGCTTATATCAATAGACGCAACGCTTACATCATTTATATACGCATTTCCCCATGCTCTATTAAGAAGACCAATAGTTCCTTTATTAGGAAATAATGGATTTAAATTAAGACTTATATCAATACTAGAAACGCTTATATCATTTATATATGCGTTTCCCCAACGTCTATTAACAAGCCCAATAGTTCCTTTATTAGGAACTAATGGATTTAAATTAAGACTTATGTCAATAGACGCAACGCTTACATCATTTATATAAGCATTGTTCCATGTAGCTCCAACTTCACCTATAGATGGTACTATAGATGAACCGCTAATGGTAGTTGGTATAATGTTAGAACTATATATAGTATTAATATGACCAATTCCCCATCTATTGTTAGTTTGACCAATATATCCATTTCCATTATTAGTAGGATAAATATTACTTGTAGTTATAGTTGTAATATGGCCTTCGCCCCATGCTTTACCAGAAATTCCCAGACTTCCCGAGTTAGCAACTAATGGATTTAAATTGAAGGTTACATCAATAGACGACACACTTATATCTTTTATATGCGCATTGCCCCATGCTTTATTGGGAAGACCGATGCTTCCTTTATTAGGAACTAATGGATTTAAATTAGTGCTTACATCAATAGATGAAACACTTATATCTTTTATATGCGCATTACCCCATTGTCTATTAGGAATACCGATGGTTCCCAAGTTAGGAAGGAGCGGATTTAAATTGGTACTTACACTAATATTACTTGCACTTATATCGCGTATATAAGCATTTCCCCAATAGTTAGTAACACTTCCTAGTTTTCGCTCGGGGTTAATGTTAGGGTTAAAAAAATAAGGAATTATATCACTAGGAACTTCTAGTAAATTAATAGTAGAAGTTCCGCCACCACTACCACCAGTACCAACAGGAGGATAAGGCAGACCGTTTATTGAATTAACGTTCAAATTATATACAAACATAGCACTCCATTTATTTGTTAAAGAACCCAAATTAGAGAAGCCATCAGATAAAGGTACTATATTACCACTTATAGTCATATTAGTCGCGCTTACATCATTTATATATGCGTTTGCCCATGGTCTACTAGTAAGACCTAATGTTCCTGAGTTAGGAACTAGTGGGTTTAAATTAGTGGTAACATCAATAGATGTTACACTTATATCATTTATATGCGCATTGCCCCAACGTTTACTAGAAAGACCGATACTTCCTTTATTGGAAACTAGTGGATTTAAATTAACACTGATATCAATATTAGAAACACTTATATCATTTATATATGCATTACCCCATAGTTTGTCAGGAAGACCTAATGTTCCTTTATTAGGAACTAGCGGATTTAAATTAACGCTTATATCAATTGAAGAAACGCTTACATCTTTTATATACGCATTGCCCCATGGTCTACTAGAAAGACCAATAGTTCCTTGATTAGAAACTAATGGATTTAAATTTGAGCTTATATCAATTGAATCAACACTTAAATCGCGTATATATGCGTTACCCCATGGTCTATTAGCAAGACCAATGCTTCCTGTTAAAGGCAGTAAAGGATTTAAATTAACACTTACATCTATTGAACTAACGCTAAGGCTGCTTGAAGTAATAACTCCACTTATACTAATATTTCCACTTGAAGTAATATTGCCACTTATGCTAATATTTCCACTTGAAATAATAGCTCCACTTGAAATAATAGCTCCACTTGTGCTAATATTTCCACTTGAACTAATAGCTCCAGTTGAACTAATAGCTCCAATTAAAATAGTTCCACTTATACATGTATCTCCTAAAACATGCAAACTATAAACACTACTTGGGTCTAAACCAATACCCATTTTATTATTTACTCTAACATGTTTGTTACGAGCTTGTAATATAATATTAGAACAACTATCAATAATCATATTTTCACTTGACAAATTTTGTAAATATGTTGCTGGTATGTTATATCTTATTGGAATTTGCGTACCCGTTTTAAATTTATTTAATAATGGATAAACATCAGGTATATCAATAAATGATGATGTAGACATTTTAATATAGCAAAATATAA